ATCTAAGCCTTGCGTTTCTTCTGATACGTCACCTCCGGCTTCTAGGTTTTTCATTACATTATACATAACTTCTGATCCTTTGTCTATATCTCCTCCGCCAGCGCCTCTTACAGCATCTGCTGTAAATACAAATTCATTTTTACTTAATCGAGCTGGAACATCGTCCGCTTTTTCTTTACCACCTATTGGAACGAATCCACCATCTTGTCTATAGTCTTTTTCCATACCACCCATGTCCATGAGCCCTCCTTCTTGAGCTCCGATCCTTCCGCCATCAGCTCTTTGACTTAAGGGTTGATTGTAATAATATCTATATTGATCTAGATCTCCAAGACCACTATCATCATTGTCTCCCCAGTCATCATATTTTTTATAATTTCTATTAGCCATTAGACCTGTTAGGGCACTTACACCACTGATCGCTGCAAAAGGATTTTTTTTAGCCCAATTCCATAGACCACCTTTACCACCTTTACCCATAATCATCTCCGTCAGCTTAAAGTTTTTTCCACCACCAAAAAGTCCCATTTTATAACCACCTAAACCTAATAGTGCAGCTTTACCTAATGGACTTTTAAATATCTTTTTAACTTTTTTAAATATACTTCCTAAACCATAAGCACGTCTACCATCATCACCCATGATTCCACCGTAAGCTGCAGGTACTCTTCCACCTTCAGCTCTGAATGCTAAAGGCATCCACCAATCTTCCTCTTCAGCTTCTTCATCCTTTTTTTTACCACCAGTAAAACAATACGCTGGAGGGTTAGGTCCTTTACATGGATCTTCTGCTGCTCTATCTTCTATAGCTTTTTCTCGGCTTGGGCCACGGTCATAGCTTGATGCTCCTTGACCGGATCTTCTTTTATGTTGATCCCATTCAAAATCTGTAAAAAATTTTCCTGTTGCTGGATTAACCAGATCTCCAGGGTTTTTAAGGTCTTTTAAATTACCAAGATTACCACCACTAATTAAATTAAAATTACCGATACCTGATTTTGACAATGCCCCACTAGCAAGAGATTCTTCAAAAGTATTTCCAGTTACTTTAGTTGGATCTATACCTCTTATCATCATCTCCTGCGGACTCCAATTGAATACTTCAGATGGATTAAATTGTTTAAGAGTGTTAAATGTTTCTAATGGAATTTTTTTATATTTAGCCGCATCTCCGGATAAAAATCCTGGCTTTGCATCCTCATCATAATAATCTAAAATGCCTAAGAGTTCTGGAGCAAACTTTCGAATAGTGTTTTCTCCATATGTATTTACTAATTTTTGTACATAATTATATTCATGCATAGAGTTATTTGGAAATCTATTATATGGATGAATAAAATCTAAAACCTTTGTTGTTGTCTCACCAACACCACCACTAGTAGTTGTGGGACCTTCTTGTATTTGTGAAAGTTTTGAAGGATCTGCATGTACATCTACATAGTCTTGAGCACCTCCTCCTGTATCTCGCATTTGTTTTTGTAAGTTTTCAACATTACTTTTAATTTGTCTTTGTTCTTTTTGTGTTTGTCCGGTGCTTTCCCAAGGATTACCTCGTTCTTTTGGTTGATTCCGTTGTGTATGTGTAGGGCCACTTGTTCTTGTATCTTTTGATGCTGTTGACTTACCTGTCTTCTCATCTCTATCATAAGCCGCACCACCACGATAACCGGGTCTTGAACCATCTTGATTTCTTCTAACTAGTTGTGGTGTAATCCCACCGTTAGCCGCTCTCATAATTCCTTCTTCTACGATTTCTTCTTGGTCCGTGTTCCGTGATTCATAGGGATCATGTCCAATATATTCATAATACTTTTCACTATCATAAGCTATTTCACCAGCTTCCTCATAGTCCAAATCAAAATTATACATTAAATGTTCTATTCTTTTGATGTACCAATCCGGACCCGCCATTAACATTTCTTGTTTTTTAAGAGGTCTGTCTCCTTCGTACTTGATGCTCGGAGCACCTGTATCGATGACTTCTGATTCTTCAATAATGTCTGTAATTGCCATAGTCGTTTAAAATATCCTATTTCGTTGTGTTTTACAATCCCTTGGTTTGAGCACCTAAAATAACTTGTTTGACTTTTATGTGCACGTCTCTTTTAATATGTTCTCTTTTAGTAGCAGTCTCTGGATGATCTACATCATCGTCAGCTTCTTTGTCTGATAAATACTCTTGACCTGTTTCAGTATTAGTTAGTGTTACCTCTACTTCAGGTGTAATAACTCTAACCTTTTCACCTTTTATCGTTTGTATTTCGTCTTTAGCTTCTTGTTCTATGAAGGGCATATTTTCCTATGTTGTTGTGACCTCTGTAGGTCTTGAAATTTGTAATACAGAAGCTGTCATTTTTATAACATTTCCTGTGGCACATTGCATCTTAATTTTATCTCCTGCCTCTAAAATAATGACATTGTTAAAGGTCAGTAAATCAATACTCCCACTGGCATTTATACTAAAAGAATCATATTCATAGTCCGTTGCATCAGTGGCATCGTGCACTTTTACATCTACTGTTAAAGCTCCACTATGCGTATTATATAATTTAACGCTTTTAACTATACTAGAGGTAGCCGTCGGAGATTCATACATATCATCATACGATGCTGTAGATGTTATTTTAGACTGGATATTTTTATATACGTTTGCCATTATGACATGAAGAAATTAAATCTTTCTTGATCATCCTTATCTGGTTGTAAATAGGTAGAGTTTAACTGTTCAATAATAGAACTAATTGCTCTGTTAATTTGTCTTTGGTTATCTTCTGTATATTCTCGTTTAGGTTCTGGTAATCTTACTACTATTTTTGTCATTATCTTCTTCCATCCTGTTGTAAATCTATTTGAAAAGTTCCAAATCTCCATGTTTCTCCGGCACTATCATTCTCTATTTTTAAACTAGCATATCTTCCTCTAGCTCTTGTGTCTTCTTTAGTGGTTGCAGATGTAATTGTAAATGGACTGAAGGTACTATTCCCTGCTGTTGAAGAAGGATAGTCTTTTAATCCAATAGTTACTTTAGCATTACCAGTTAATGTTTTAAAGTCAGGTACAAATCTTCGCATCGCTAAAAACAATTCTGGTTGTTCTTGTTGTAGTGCTATATCATAAGATTCAATATAAGATGTTAAAGCAGTGGTGCTGCCGTCAGGATTAATTTGATCGGTTCCTGTTTCTTGTTCATAGAAAGTTGTTTGACCTAAACCCAGTGCTCCTATAATCTCTGGAAAAGTTCCTACAGCCCCACTATTAAAAGCAGTTGAATAAGGTTTTGGATAAACGATAGCATCAATCCAAGAAGTTCTAATTGAATTTGTATTTACTCCAGTATACCAATTACCCATAGGGACTTGTTTCGATTCCCCATAATTAAATACTACATATTTGTCATTGTAAGTAGATCCTGAAGATGGGTAGTACCAAATAACTTCTGTGAATAGATTATTAATACCAGCCGCTACTTGTTGACCTTTAGTAGTATCAAAATTATCATAAACATAATCTTCAACAGCACATGGTAATGAATTAACCGTACCATCAAATGCAAAGAATCCATTGTTACTTAACCAATAAGCAACACCATCAATTTCACAACAAGCATTCTGGCCAATTAAACCACAGTTAGTCCCAACCTGTTCAAATCCAAATGTAAATGGCGAACCAACAAATTTCATTGAGTATAAAGCGTTGTCAGTCCACACTAGAATATTTTCTTTAGCAACGATGGCTCCTATAATTCTGGTACCATCTTGAAGTCTATACGTCCCAGCACTATTATCAGCTGCTGGCGCATAAGTATTTATTTGTCCTTGGTCCGAGAACCGGATAAACATATCATCTTGCGTTGTTGAATCTCCCACCGTTGTTTCGGTTCCTAAATGAATTAAGTGTCTTGTAGTTGGTGATATTAAAGTTAATCTACTTGCTGTTGGATTTCCTGAAGCTCCAGTAACATTCGTTGCATAATTATTTGTAGTCGTTGAAGCTCTTGCCGTAAATCTTGCTGATCCACTTATTCCTGAATCCCATGTAAAAGTTTTTCCATTTGAAACTGTTGCAACTAAAACTTGGCCCCAGTTACTTAATGACCAAAGTCCAGGCTCAAGTGTGACACTAGAAGCATTAACCGCTTCTCCCCAGCCATTCCAATCAGTTGCATCATAAACAATAGTTGCATCACTATGAGCTTGTCCGTTTGAAGTTCCAGGAGTTGCAGTTCCATAAGCACCCCTTGTAATAGTAGTTAAGTCTGGAGGTGTAATACCGGTATAAGAAATTAATTCTCCTGTGCCTAATACGCCAACGGATGCTACACCCGGATTAGAAAAGCCAGTACTAGAAGTTAACGTTACTGAAGTTCCTACTCCTCCAGTTCCAGCAGCGTCGGCATTTAATGCTCCATCCAAATCATTTGAAAGACTTCCTGAAATATTTCCTCCATAGTTTCCAACACCAAATCCATACCCATAAGTTTGTGCGGCAGGACCAATTCTTTGATAAGGTTGAACAGTCATACTTCCACCTGTGGCTACAACTGAACCTGCTTGATTTTCTGAATTAATAGTAAATGTAACGTTTGTTGGAACAGTTAAAACTTGAAAAAGTTTATCCTCAAAGTCAGCAGCATTTAAACCAGTACCACCCGGCAGAGTGACAGCATCTAAAACTATCATATCTCCCGCTTCTAAACTATGCGCTGAAGTTGTAGTAATAGTACACGTTTTAACTGATGTACTATCTGTTGCTAAAGTGGAAGATGTAAAAGTTGTTTGTACTCCGGCATCATTGGAACGCCACGGAGTAATATCGTAAAGTTGTCCTTCAAAATAAATAAGTAAAAATTTATCGGTACCGATACCCACATATCTATTGCCATCGGTATCAACGAATGCATGAATTTTTCTAGCAACTCCATGAATTGTTGTGTCTGATAATAAAGAAGCCCATCCTCCTACTTTTTCAGGAAGACCATATCTAAATCTAGCATTATCTGAATCTACCCATCGACCATTAGCACCGACCGCTGTGTCTTGTTTATCAATCCCGGGTAAAAATTTAATGGATGTAAGAGCCATTTTTTAAGCTCCTATGTTGGGAATACTGTCGTATTGTTTTTATAAGCCCAGCCTCTAGTTGCATCTAAATAAATAAGTTTGCATGATTGACCATCGACTGTTAAGGCATCATCAGATGCGGCACTCATAATATTGGACCCATTTCTACCAACAGTAACATTGTTAGAATTAAAGTTTCCTCTTGAATCAATAATAGTAACTTCATCGCCCGTTGCTGGTGAAGCAGGGAGAGTTACGGTTAAGATAGCTGAAGAGGTATTACAAAAAATTTGATCTCCGGCCACAGCTAAATAAGGTGTGTAGGTATGATCGATAGGAACATAACCTTTTTCTAAAAGTGTAACTACAGTATTAGTTCCGTCAGATTTACATAACATAGTGGCTCCAACTGGAACAGGTTGCGCTGTACCTGATGCAGTTAAAACACTTAAAGTATATTTATTAGTTCCGTTTCTATTTGTATCGTCTTTTATAAACCAAACTCTGTTGGCTGTTGCTGGCATTGTAAGAGTTCTATTTGCAGCTAATGTACCATAAAGTCTAAGGTATATATTTTTACCATTAGAAGTAGCTCCATCTGTTAAGGTAAGCGTAACACTGGCTGCTGCCATATCTACAGAGGCTACCCCACTCGCTGCTTGTTCTAATATTTGTAAATTGGTATTGGTGATAGTACCCCATTGACCAGCTTTTTCACCGGTTGTGATAATTTCTAATTGTGTATTTGTTGAATAACTTGATGCCATAATTTTAATAAGGAACTATTGGTGTCCATACCATTGTAACACCCGGTCCAATTTCACTCCATGTTATCGCTTGTGCCACTCCTGAAGAAAGCGTGAAAGTGCTTCCTGTAGGTGTAACATTTGCGTCAGCTTCGATTGTAACAGTTCCTGAAGTAATTACAACCTGGTTTTTAACAGCAGTAACATTAGCATCAGCGCTAACAGTCACGTTTCCAGTACCTAAAACATATGATGATTTAGTTGGATCAACCTCGGCACTAGCTGTAATTGTAACTGTTCCCAGTCCTAGAACAACTTGACTGCTATGTGGAAGTTCTGTGATAGAATCAGCTGTAATACCAATATTTCCAATACCAAGAGTTACTTGAATCTTAGTAGGGGTAATAGTTACACTGTTTTGATTGGTAATGGACGCAAAAGGTAGAGATGCAAATCCGTAATCACTTCCTAAGAGCATGGTTACGCTCCCGGATCGATGATGTTATTGCCCTCTATCTTGGCCCATTCTTGAATTTCCTGGTAGTGTCTGTTGTCTGGATTATTTGGTACAAATAAAGTTTCGTTATCTGTAATTACTTTAAAACAAAATTGGTTATTTTCTATATATATTTTTTCTACACTATTAAACATAATTATAACTCCGCATCTACAGCAAAGTAAGAACTTGTGCTGCTTGATGTTCTTAAACTAATAGCTTGACCAACAGTATAAGGTGTTCCTGAGTCAGCATCTATTTGAGCATTTACTGCATTAATTCCGGGGTCAACCGTTCCATTTAAACTAACTGCTTCAACAGATTTACCAGAATCTAAAGTTTCTAAAGCAGATTCAGTAACTGTTGGAAAGGTTCTTAATGTTGTTGGATAAACAACAATCATTCTTACTTGTGCAGTACCCACAACCATTCCATTTGCAATTGACCTTTGGTCGCTTGCGTCTCCTTGCCATCTTGTATAGTATCTCTGACATCTTTCTAAATTTTGAGCAAACGTATTTACTTCAAAATCCGTGGCCACCGAACCGGCTTCCATTTGAATTCCAGTTATCCAAAAATTATTTGATGTACTATTTGCAAGGTTGACTTGACCTACGGCTCTATTTGCGTTTGTAACTGCAGCCCAAGAAGTATTTAAACTTCCTGAAGTATAATCAGTGCCAGCTCCTACAAAAAAATTTAAATATAAACTAGCATTATTATCATTAGTAAATGCTCCAGTAGTATCCGCCGGAAAAGTTATAGTTTTATATTCCCAAGTTGAAGCCGATGAAATTGTATAAGATTTTGAAACTTGTCTTGTATTATCAACATCATATAATTCAGCTATGTAAGTTCCTGTTAATACTGATTTTACCCAAAAAGATAAAGTTAAAGGAACTGCACTTGACGTTCCTTTTTTTAAATATTGTAAATTTTGTCCTTCTATTATTTGAGCAATTCTAATTGCATCTGCTGCTGCCGGGGAAGCATCTGCAGTTGTACAATCCATTTTAAAAGAGTTAGCAAAACCTTGGCCTGTTGGAACATCTGTATCTTGACTAAAAGTCCAAGTTCCCATTGTTCCAGCTAAACCAAATTGAAATCTATCAACAGCAGGATATTGTTGTGTAGCTACTGAAGCCGCTGAAGTCGCACGTTGACTTACAGCCATGTCACCATTGATTATTATATTCCTGAAGTTCGGTTCGCGAACATCTTCTAATGCTGGTGGTTGAATTCTTGTTAGTGCCATTATGCTCCTATTATTCTATATCCCCCAAAAACTGTTCTATGTTCTGTAGCGTGACCACCAAAAAATGTTGTGCCTGAAGTTGCATCAACATAACCCATAACATCAAAATAATCAGTTGAACCATTTGCTATCATTACGGTTGATATAGATACAAATTTAGAATAACCATTAGCATTACTTCTGGCATCATTCCATAGATGACCAATTTTTGTTCCATTTTTTCTTATATATAATTGTCCTAAATTAAAAGTTGTAACAGTATTTGATTGTAATTGCGCTCCAGCATAAAGAAAATATGTACCAGCTACTTGAGGTGTAAATCTATATGTTCCAGTGTCATAATCACTATCTGAATCAAAAATTTCTGTATTGATTGCAGCCACTGTATCTGTTGCGTCTGTAACTGTTTGATCTGCACCTAAAAATGCAGCGAAAGCAGGAGTGTTAGTTAAAGCTCCAGTAATAGTAGCCCCTGTCGCATCTAAAGTTGCACCTGAAGGAATATCTATCGTATCCCCACTCGCGCCAATAGTAATAACATCACCAGATTCGTTGATTATATTATTGCC